CAAGACCATCACACCATTGACAACTACAAAGAGACTAATTTTTTAGTCATTAAACCAGACTCTCCCCCAGAGCTGATCCACATCCTTGTGCTGACGCACTCCCATTTAAGGTACGAGGTTGTGGGTTGGGTGTTTGCTAAAGAAGGCAAGATGAAACAGTTTGAACGACAAAATCATAACAGGCCCATGTTTTATGGAGTGCCTGTTGAACACTTAAATGACATCAAGGAGCTGCCATGAACATACATTTTTTTTATTGCGTCACCATTGGGATTGTTGTCCTTGCTGGTATTGTTTGGGGATGTGCGTATTTGGCATATCTGCACAGCACGTTAGATACGATGTGGTCAGAAATATCAATTGCCAGGTATCAGTTAGAATTAATCTGCATAGAAGTGGGTTGTGTGTTTGAGTAGCCTAGACAAGTTTATCAAAGAAGATCTCAGTAGTAATGCAAAGATCGTGTACCTTTATTTGGAACGCTTCTATGTCAAATACGGCAAGTGTTATCCGAGACACTCAACCATTGCAAAGGATCTAAACTTCTCTCGTAGAACGATCATACGCTGTTTAAATGAGCTTAGAGATAAGAAGTTCATAGTGTCAAAGAGATTGAAGTCATCATGTGCATACAGGCCTAACTACATCATTACGTCAGATGTGACTCAAAACGTATATATTAATAAACCTTATATATCTAAATCTATCTTAGATATATCTAGACAAGATATATCTAAGACTAGTGATTTACAGGGTGATAGTGTTAAGGATATATTGAGGGGGGTTTCTAAGCAATCCAACCTACTCTACAAGTCCGCTGTCAGAGACAACCAACTCAACAGAAAACGTATTCCGAAAAAACAAAGAGACAAGCTCACAACATTTTTAAACAACTTATCATCTGATAAAAAAGCTCAGTTTTGGCGTGAGGTGATGGATGAAACACATGAGAGGAGAGATGCGTGGCTCAAGCAATTTCCGCAGCTCGTATCGTAGATTGGTACGAAGAAGCTATAGATACTGACAAAAAACTACCATCTGCGTATCGTAAAGGTGCTAGTGCTATGCAGTTTGACATTGTGCATGACGCGTCAGATCATGCTGCTTGGAAGAAATCAGAACCAAAGATTGTTGCATCTGCTAAACAAATTGCACGATATGAGTTTGTTTTATTCAATATCAATCCGTTGCTTACCCCATTTGATAGAAAACTGATGTGGTCGAGAGCAATGAAAGTACCTTACACACATCTTGCTAAAAAATTAAAGATGCATCGACACACTGTTAAAGAGAAATATTTAGAGACAATAATCTTCATAAAATATTTAATTGCATACGATAAAAAACTACTAGACATGATCGACAAAATCACATAAAGATTTAATTATCATTAGGTATATTATGCGTAATGATTTTCCTTCTTTGTTAATGACAAGCTATTATGGTTGGTAGACCTTCCAAGAAACAGATCTGCGGTGCTTATGCACGTTCAACTGGACTCCCCTGTCGAGCTAAAGCATTAGAAAATGGAAGATGTCGAAATCATGGTGGTTTGTCTACTGGGCCAAAGACAGCTGAAGGTAAACTTAAATCAATATTGAATCTTAAAAATGTTAAAAGAGAAACTATCGAGCATTATCGAGAGATTGCAGAAAGGGGAACCCCTATCGAAGATCTGTAAAGATAAGGACATGCCATCAGTCACAAGTGTTTACTCGTGGATGAAGGACGATGAAGATACTAAAAAACAAGTCATGGATGCAAGGCAGCTTGGAGCATGGAGTTATCTTGATGAGATGCTTGAGTTGTTACAAACTGATGTTGAGCCGCAGAAAGTGCAATGGAATAGAGAACGATTACATCATGCCAGGTGGATGAGCAGTAAGTTATTGTCTGGTACATTTGGTGATAAGATCCAGGCTGATGTCAAAGCAGATACCAAGATGACTATTGCTTGGAGTGTTGAACCAGTTCCAGAAGTTAAGTGACGATCAGTGACTTTGATCCAAACAATCTAGGTAGTTATGATGAAGCTCCTAAGTTGTTACACTTTCAATGGAATGATAAGGATAGCAATGTTTATCGTTATGTGTTGGTTGATGTGTTCAAGCCTAATCAGATAGATCATAGGACTAAGGTATCAAAGAGACAGTTAGCTTGGGAAGAACAAGAGAGTACAATGAATGAGGATGAAGTGTTACAGAAGTATGGAGTGACTCCCATATATTAAACGTAGCTGCACGATTACGCACACGGGTCATGGAGTTCGTAGATTAGATTGCTTCTAATGTGCAAGTGATATGAGGTATGAGCTGCAACAATCCATACCATCCGACTGACTTTTTTAAAATTACTGTTGGGTTTCCTAGCACAATGACAGGACTCATGGCTTTGTATCGGCAGAAACTCTAGGCTTTTGCCTGTATAGGCCGGATGTTTTTTTGACCGGACATGCCCCCCACACCCCGAAAAGCGGTCTGCGGTTAGTAATATATATATTATAGGAAATTAATGGATCCACCCATGGATGAAGATCTTAAAGATTTAATTGCAATGGTGTTTTATGACGATGGCACAAAGAGTGTGTTTATAAACATCACAGGCTTTAGAAATGCACTGCACGGCAGAGATGTGTCCGAACATATATGCAATCAATTAAATATAGACTTGATGGATCTATACGGTGATCAGCCAACATTACACTAATGCAAATAACAATTCCGTACAGCCCACGAAAGCTGCAACAAGAAATACATACACAACTGAGCAAACATAGGTGGGCGGTACTTTCAATCCATCGTAGGGCTGGCAAGAGTGTGATGTGTATTAACGAGCTTATCAAAAGAGCCTTAACCAATGATATGTGGAACCCTAGGTACGCATATATAGCTCCAACTTATAAGCAAGCAAAGAGCATTATATTTGATTATTTAAAACTTTATGCCGGTGTTATACCTGGAACTAAATTTAACGAACAAGAATTAAGCTGCACATTTCCAAACGGTTCTAAGATTGTATTGCTTGGTTCTGAAAACCCAGACAGTCTAAGGGGAAACTATTATGATGGTATCATCTGTGATGAGTATGCACAGATCAATCCACGGTTGTTTCCTGAAGTTATCAGACCAGCTCTATCAGATAGAAAAGGTTTTTGTTACTTCGTTGGCACACCCCAAGGAATGTCTAATGATTTTTATTCTAAGTACCAACACGGACTAAAAGATAAAACGTGGTACACAAAAATAGCAAAAGCATCTGAAACAGGCATTGTTGATGAAGATGAATTAGACGCAGCTCTTGAGCTGATGGGTAAGAATAAATACAGACAAGAGTTTGAATGTGATTGGGTAGCAGCATTAGAAGGTGCTATCTATGGTGACGTTATTGAAAAGATAGAAGATCGAAAACAAGTTGGCCGTGTACCTTATGATCCGACCTACCAGGTCAGCACAGCATGGGATATTGGCATCTCTGATAAAACAGTTATTATATTTTTTCAACAAATTGGCAAAGCCATACACATTGTTGACTATTATGAAAGCAGTAACGAAGGACTGCCCCACTATATTAATTTAATTAAAAGCAAAGATTACGTTTACAACAACCATTACGGCCCACATGATTTAGAACAACGTGAGTTTACAAATGGTAAATCAAGACGTGAGATTGCATACGAGCTAGGCTTACGATTTAAAATTGTACCGAAACTCAGCATAGAAGATGGAATACACTATACACAACTGTTGCTTAACCGTTGTTGGATAGATGTCGATAACTGTAAGAAACTGATAGATGCCTTGAGGAACTATCACCGCAAGTTTAATGACACCTTGCAAACCTTTAATTCTAAACCCGTACATGATTGGTCAAGTCATGCAGCAGATAGTATGAGAGTTTTAGCTGTAGGTTTAGAAGAATTACGAGATGACAATCAGATTAAACAACAAACAGCTGACAACAGCTACAACCCATTAGGAATACAATGAGTATATTTAAAGCACCAAAAATGCCACCTCCACCAAAACCTAGAGTTATGCTGACACCATCGGGATCGATGGCAAAAGAAGATCCAAAGGTACAGGAAAAAAGGAGACGTGGAAAAAAAGCAACCATACTGACATCAAACAGTGGATTGCAAAACAAAGACGAAGATTCATACAAACCATCACTACTAGGATAAGGACAAAACTATGGCTACTAAACCAGGGCTTTACGCCAACATTCATGCAAAACGCAGAAGAATCAAAGGGGGTTCAGGTGAGAAAATGAGAAAAGTAGGATCACCAGGAGCACCAACTGCTAAAAACTTTGCACAATCTGAAAAGACAGCAAAGAAACCAAAGAAAACATTAATGGGTTAATTTTATGACACAACCAGTACCTAAGACAAAATTAAAAGGCAATCAAAAAAAAATTGATGCAAATAAAAATAACAAAATAGATGCACAAGATTTTGCATTATTAAGAAAAAAACCAAGACCAACTTTATTATCATAAGGAAAAAACCATGCCATACGGATCAGGAACATACGGATCTACTAAAGGTAGACCACCAGTAAAAAAGAAAAAGAAAAAAAAGAATAAATAAAAATGGCTAAAGAGCTAACTAAAAGACAAGTACAGACTCTTAAAAAGCACTCTGTCCATCATACAAAAAAACACATGTCATTGATGGAAAAGAAAATGCTTGAAGGCAAAACATTTACAGCTGCACATAAAATTGCAC